CTTGGGTCTATAAATTTTGGTGATGAGAGTATAATTGATAATCAAATGGAGATAATTGATAAGTTATTTGAAAGAGAGGCGATATTCAGAGTCAATCCTGGCATACCACATGATTGGGCAGAGTATGGTGACATTGTATGGTATCCATGGACAAAAAAAAAGATAAATAATATTGCATCACGTTTTGATTACACTATCAAGTGTCTTGAAACTGAGCATGTGATTCAGGGTCACGAAAGACTCTTTTTCATTTATACTAAATAAACACGTAGATAGGTAAATTAAAAATGCTTTCTGGAACAGATTTTGTAAAGAAGATCAAAGAAGGAAACAAAGTATTGTTTGACGCATCTCGCTCAAACGTTCGTCGTTTCTTCGCTTCCAACCCAAGTGATGAGTATCTAGTTGAGCACTTCCGTGGACGCATGGTCAACGAAGCTCAAAACATGTATGCCATCGCTGGTCAGGTTGCCTCCTCTGATCCTTCTACAGATGTAAAAGACTTAGAACTTCTAAGCCGTCAAGCTATGGACGAAGCAAAGCACTTCCGTATGGTAAAGGAAGTAATCGAGCACATCACTGGTGAACCACTTGATGTCGCTGCTGCATTCGCTGCTGAAGCAGAGAAACCTCAAGCAAAAGGTGCCGAACTTTTAGATAAGTACGAAGCATCAGAAGATGAGGCTGCACTTGCTGCATACCAATTGGTTGCAGAAGGAAGAGCAGAAGCAGTATGGAATGAAATGGGAGAGTGTGTAAACGACAAGTTTATCTCTTCACGTTACAAGACTATTGCAAAGGATGAAGGGTTCCACTCAAACTTAGGTGGACGTGCACTTTCTAGACTTGTAGAGGGTAATGCAGAATTACAAACTCGCATCCTAGATATGGTAGAGAAAATGAGAGTAGATCTTCTTGAGATCTCAAACAAGAACACTGCTACTCCTTTAGCCGTGATCTAAAAGGTTTACGACCTTTACGGATTTCTTTATCTAACCAGTGCTCATCGCACGGATAAACATACTTATGGTTGGCATCGACAGTTATAAAATTGTCGATGCCTTCTTTTGTTATAGGAAACTCTAATATTCTTCCAAGATACTCTAAGTATTTCTCCTTGTACAAGAAGAATGCTTCATGATCAACAAAGTGAACTGCTAGATCTTTGTAGTAATCTAGTGCAATATCCATAGTCACTTCACCACCCACACGTCTTTGTTGTAGTTCATTTATATTTCTATCCCTTACTATCACTGCTATGATTGGCATCACACCAAGTGATATTGCCTTGCGAGCAACCTCACATATTTTTGGTGTCTGTCTTACACCATCATAAAAGAATGGTACAGATACATTTGCACAGAAAAAATCTCCCTCTGGAAATTTAAGTTCATCTGGATACACCCAATATCTTGCAAAAGGTTCCTCATCACTTGGCACCCAATAATTATCTTTGAGTGAATCCCATCCTTTTACATTAGGATGTGCTGAGAATAGTCTTGCAAATAAATGATTACCTGACCCTTGAGGTCCTGTTACTATCAGTAATTTTTTCATAAGATGGTGGAATGTGATGATCGTTCCAATGTCTGATGTTACCACCAACAATGAAACAGTTTGTAATAATTAGTTGGAGGAATATAAATGTTCTGATCATGGCGATGTAATCTGCTTCTCTATCACTCCTCCCAGATTTTTCACCTAACGCTTTCGCCCATATTCTCCATATTTTTAACAATCGCATCCTCCTGTTTGTGGAGGTTTATTTGGAGGTTCTGGTATTGGTTTACCTGTGACAATTTCATGTCTGAAATTTCTTAGATCTAATTTGTTTGCCCATTCTCCCCATGCGTCTGTACCTTCCTCATCGTAAGGATGATCTCTGTTTTTTGGTACATTTTTTTCTTCTATATTAGGATTCCATATTGAAGGCACACCTGTTTTATTACAATCATCAAGCGGACTTTGTTTAATGTAATTGATATACTTAGCGTTTGCATCCAATTCAAGTATTTCTCTTATCTTATCTCTCTCATACCATGCGATAGGTATACCTATGTCTAATGATTTCAAATACTCTTCTTTATACAAGTATAATAATTCATAACTTAGAAACTGTGGTTTCTCAAACTTCGGTAATTGATCTAGGAAGTGTCGTATCGTAGACTCTTCTCTTATTCTTTTTTGTTGATTCTCAAGTATGTTTTGATCCCTTCCTATGACTAAGATCTTGGTTTTTATACCCGATCTTTGTGCATTCATGCAAAACTGCATCACGTTTGGACTCCATTTCGTCCCTTTACTTTCTATGCCAAGCGGGATACTAATCGATGTAAAGTAATATTGACTTTGTGACCAGTCGAATTTATGCAGTGTTTCTGGATTTCTCCAATACTCTGCAAAGGGTTCGCTAAAACGATGTGCTTCCCAATAATTATCGAGAAGTGTTTTCCACCCAAAAACATCTTGGTGAAGTGATAAAATTTTTGACCATAAGTGGTTGCCCGACCCTTGAGGTCCCGTGAGCACGACAAGTGTTCTCTTCATACATAATATTCCCTACGAACTAATTATAACATAAATACCCTTGACTGTATATACAGTTGTTTTAGGTATATACCAAATGTAACTGATGGCTTCTCCTGTTATAAGGATCAAGCGTTCTTCTCAACAGAACAACGCTCCTACCGCAGCACAATTAGAGTTAGGTGAATTAGCTCTGAATACGTATGACGGTAAACTCTTCACTGAAATACATGACGGAACAACATCTATTGTTGAGATTGGAGGACATCTAAGGCATTTATCAGTAAGCGGAATATCAACATTTACAGGTCTCATTGATGGGAATGGTGGTGCAAATATAGGTAATGTTAATGTAGGGGTAACTGGTTCTAATGAAATAGATACTTCCTCTGGAAATCTTACCATAGATTCTGCAGGTGGCACAACCACAATTGATGATGCCTTGGTCGTTACAGGCACCATATCTGCAAATGGTGATGTAGATTTAGGAAACGCCACAACTGATACTGTAAGTTTTGTAGGTAGAGTTGATACAAATATTTTACCAAGCGTAGATAATGTAAGGGATTTAGGAGCATCAGACAAAGAGTGGAGACATTTATTTGTAGACGGTAGAACTGAGATAGACAATTTGAATAGTGTTGGTATAGCAACCTTCAATAATAATGCTATACATGCAAACATATATTCAACTGGTATATCAACAATATCTGGATTCAGATTCCCTACATCTGATGGGGATGAAGACCAAGCTCTTGTCACGGATGGAAATGGTGCACTCTCATTCAAGACTCTATCAGGTGGTGGAGGTGGTGGTGCCACAGGTGCTGCTACAACAATATCATCAGGTATAACTACTGCAACTCAAGGACAAACAGTTTTCAGCACCCCTCATCCACATAATGATGGCACCAGTACATATAGTACTCAAGTCTTTGTAAATGGTGTAAAGCAAAGACCTCAAGGTGCTAGTGCAACAAAAGACTTTACAACATCTAGTAATTCCACAATTACATTTGAAGAGGGATTGTCTGTAGGTTCTGAAGTCGTTTCCGTGGTTTACTTCGGTCATACGATTGATGAAGAATATTTTACAGCAACACAGGGTCAAGTATTGTTCCCTCTTGCAGGTAGTTTATCAGCACAGAAAAATTTCAGAGTATTCGTCAATGGTGTCAAACTAAGAAACGGTGACGATTATGGTGTTGCTGCTCCTGTAACACTTGTAACTCCTTGTGCAGAGGGAGCACAGGTAGAAATTGTATGTGATAATGCTGAAGATAAATTTACAGCAACTGATCAACAAACAAACTTTACGCCAACTTCAACAGATATATCAACGAGTAATATGCAAGTGTATGTAAATGGTTTGCAATTATTCAAAGGTATTGATTTTAGTATTGGAAGTCCGTCTGTGACATTGACTGATGCAGCAGGTCTTACTGTAGGTGATGAAGTCGATGTATGTATCAGACGTACCGCATAAATAACAGAAATAGTGTATTCATATGGCAACACCCACCACTAGAGCAGAACTAATTGAATACGGGAAAAGGCAATTAGGTCATCCTGTGTTGGAGATCAACGTCGCTGATGAACAGATTGAAGATGCACTAGATGATACCTTTATATTATATCAAGACCGTCACATGGATGGTGTTGAATTGATGTACCTCAAGTACAAGGTGACAGAAGATTTTGTTGACCGAATAAAGGCAAGAAGAGATGATGTTGCTACAGGTATTACAACAACCACAGCGTCAACTACCATAACAGGTATTGGTGCAACTACACATACATTTGAAGAAAATCAAAATTACATTCAAGTTCCTGATACTGTCATTGGAATAGAGAGAGTATTCAAGTTGGACAATCGTGTGATAAGCACAAACATGTTCAACATCAACTATCAACTATTCTTGAATGAGATATACTACTTTAGTTCTATGGAGTTATTACAGTATACACAGATCAAAAGATATCTTGAGGACATTGATTTTATATTACATCCTGACAAACAGATTAGATTTAATAGAAGACAAAGTAGATTGTATCTTGATGTAGATGCAGCATCAATGCAGATTGGTGATTATCTTCTCATAAGATGTTATAGAATTCTAGACCCAAATGATTTCCCAAAAATATTTGGTGATAGATTTATCAAAAAATACTTTACTGCAAAACTCAAGAAGCAGTGGGGTCAAAACCTAATCAAGTATCAAGGTGTAAAATTACCAGGCGGTGTAGAACTCAATGGTAGACAAATATATGAAGATGGTGTTGGTGAGATAAATGAACTAGAGAGTAAGATGAATAATGAATTTGAATTACCACCACTAGACCTTATAGGATAATGAAAACATTCAAAGATTTTATCTCAGAAATGGGATCAAAAAAAGTCAACAAAAAGTTTATAACACCAGTCAAAAGCCTAAAGGATTTTGACCCTGCAACTTTCTTCCACAACAATCAATTAATGCCTGGTTCTGGAATTGATAAAAAATTACCTCCTAAAGGTGGAGTATAGTGGCACTCAATCCTTTCTTTTTACAGGGTAGCAAAAGTGAGCAAAGACTCCTACAGGATCTTGCTAATGAGACTATTCAAATACATGGCATAGAGTTTATCTACATGCCTCGCATTTTTGTGAATACAAAAACTGTATTGAGAGAGGTCACAACATCTAAATTTGATAAGTCATTTCCACTAGAGGGTTACATACAATCTTACGAAGGATTTGATTCTGGATATAATTTACTTACAAAATTTGGTGTAAGATCAACAGCTAGTATGGATGTTCTTATATCACAAGAAAGATATAGAGAATATATCACACCTCTTTTATCTGGTGTTACAGGTTTATCGAAAGATCCTACAAGACCACTAGAAGGAGATCTGATTTATTTTCCATTGAGAGATATATTATTTGAAATAAAGTATGTAGATGATGTTCATGAATTTTATCAACTACAAAAAAATTACACATATAAATTGACTCTCGAACCATTCGAGTATGGGGAAGAGGAGATAAACACTGGATTGGATGTCATAGATGATGACTTTGAAACTGCAGGTTATAACGTAACAATGACCTTAGTTCCAGCTGGAACACAGGCAACTGCTACTGCAACTATCGTCAATGGTGGTGTGCATAAAATTGATATTGTGCAAGGTGGTGGTGGATATACAAACGCACCAAGAGTGCAAATATCACCACCTCCTAGTGGTGGTCAACAAGCAACAGCAACCGCATTTGTTCACACTGGAGGAACATCTTCTTTCAGAACTGTGACTGTAGATCGTATTATAATAAACAATGCAGGTGCAGGTTACACCACACCACCCACTGTTCAGTTTATACCTGAAGATGGAAAAGGTTTTGGTACTATAGCGATAGCTGGTATCGCAACATTTGGTGGTGTGGGATTTGTTACTTTGACATCAGCAGGTTCAAACTACGTTGATAATCCAACCGTTTCAATCACTGCTGCACCTGAGTTTGGCACGTCAGCAATCGGTACAGCGTTTATCAATACAACCACGAGACAAGTGGATAGAATTGAGATGACAAATACAGGTTTCGGATATACAGTTGCACCAACTATCACTGTTGGTTCTGGATCTACAGTTGGAGTAGGCACATATCAATATGGTGAAGTTATAACTGGTTCCTCTTCTCTCTCTACTGCTTTTGTTACTAATTGGAATGTCACAACAGGCACACTTCTTGCTCGTAATCTATCTAAGAAATTCTCTGTGGGTGAAGTTATTACAGGAACAAGTGGTGCACAGTATGTTCTAAATAACATCAACTATGATGATGACGACGTTGTGAATACAGGTGACGAGATACAAACCTTCTCGGATTCAAGTATTCTAGACTTTACAGAAAGGAATCCATTTGGTGAAGTATAATGATAGGTAATTTTTTCTACAATGAAACAATAAGAAAGTCTGTTATTGCTTTCGGCACATTGTTTAATAATATCAATATAAAAAAATTTGCTTCAGATGGTAAATCAATAAGCACTGTCAAAGTGCCAATTGCATACGGTCCTATGCAAAGATTTTTGGCACGGGTAGAACAACAATCTAATTTTGATGATAATGTTGCTATCACACTACCAAGATTATCTTTTGAGTTGCAATCGTATACATACGATCCATCTAGAAAAGCATCACCAATACAAAAATTCTTTTTTCAAACTCCTGATGATAAAAAGAAAGTAAAGAAAATGTTTCTTCCTGTGCCATATGACATAGGATTCAGACTTAGTTTTGCTACAAAATTACAAGATGATGCATTACAAATCATAGAACAGATATTACCATTCTTTCAACCTTCATATCAGGTAACAGTAAATATGCTTGAGGGTGCAGATGAGAAAAGAGATATACCATTTACCCTTAGAAATGTGTCATTTGTAGATGAGTACGAGGGTGATTTTTCAACACGAAGATTCATACAATATGATCTTGATTTTGTTTGCAAAACATATTTCTATCAAGAGGTTCCAACTGACGAATCTGGTTTAATAAAGAAAGTACAAATAGATTATGCTACAAATATAAGAGCACCACGAGCACAAAGATATACAGTTACACCTACAGCAACAAAAGATTATAATGATGACACTGCTACAACAATTACAGCAGATATCAATAAAACAAAAACACTTGTCAAAGTAAGTTCTGCTGCTTCTCTCTCTGTTAAAACTTACATTCAGATAGATAGTGAAGTCATGTATATTAATGAGATTGATGGTATCAACGTTATTGTCAAGAGAGGACAATATGGATCAACCATCACTGAACACTTTGATGGTGCTATCGTGAATCAAGTAGACGCTGTTGATAATGAACTCATACCAGTTGGTGATGATTTTGGATTCAGTGAAACAAAATCATTCTTCGGAACTGACGGTAAAACATATAGTCCAACATTAGGACGGGATGTAGATGTCTAATGGAAAATTACGACGCTATTGACAAAGCACTCGAAGTAAAGGCAGAGATTGATCAACGTATCAAACCTAAAAAAATTGCTAAAAAATCTCAAGAAGATGATCCTCAAAAGGATTACGAATATAGTCGTGCACAATTATACAGTTTAGTAGAGAAAGGACAAGAAGCAGTAGATGGTATACTTGATGTATGTTCAGACTCACAACATCCCAGAGCGTATGAAGTTGCAGGTCAACTTATAAAACACGTAGCAGATACCACAGATAAATTAGTAGATCTTCAGAAAAAAATGAAGGCATTAGAAGAGGATCAAGGTCCTAAGAAGGTAACCAACAATGCACTATTTGTTGGAAGCACCTCAGATTTACAAAAAATGTTGAAGAAAGGTATTCTAAATAATAATGATTCAGAAAAATCATGATAGAAGAGTCCCTCAATAATGCAATAAAAAGAATACAGAAAAAGAAAAAGATGCAAGAAGCATCTGGACTCGCTGCGAGGATGTCTGCTGCATATACAAAAAATAAAGATCTTATCAAAGCAAAAAAAGGATTAAAAAAACCTAAGAAGGGTGGTGCTTTAGCAACTACTAAGGGTTCTAATATCAAAAAAACAGGTAGTAGTGCATTGACTCCTGTGAAAGATGCAAGAGCAGGGATAACAAAACCAGAACCCGAAGCAAAGGATCAGACTATAGATGTAAAATCAACTGAAGTTGGTGGTGACCTTGCTAAGAAAAAATCAAATGTAGGATCTATGGCAAACAGTGGTAAGAAAACTGTTGATCCAAAGAAAAACACTGTAACATCAGGTGCACAACAAGGTGCAAAAAGACCAGGTTTACCTAAAGACTCAAAGGATCGTGATTTAAAAAGGGATATTGATCAAAATTCTGATGAGAAAAGAAGAAAAAAAGCAGAGGATGCAGAAGAAAAAGCAAAGGAAAAAAGAAGTAAGTTAGCAAAGAGAGTCAAGAATACTGCAAAAAGTGCTATCGGTGGTGCAGCAGCAGCGTATGGTAAAAGTTCATTCAGTGTAAGAGAGAGTAAAACTTTTGCACAGTTTGTTGATGATGCAGTTGTTTTAGATGAGACATTGATGCCAGGTGACGATCCTTCAAATAAATTAGGAAAAGCAATTACAGGATTGGTTGTGGGTGGAGCAAAGAGTATAAAAAATAGAATAGTAACTCCAGTATTTAATATGATAAAGGGAACGCAAAAAAATCTGTTTCCAAAAGGTACTCCAGAAAGACCATTCTCTAAAAATCCAAGAGCAGTAGGAGCAAAAGCGAAGAGAGATTATAAGAAAAATCAAACAGAGAAATTGAATAATAAAAAAACCTCTGATGAAGCACAGCAAAAAGCAATAGAAAAATGGAGGAAGGATAATAATTTAGAAGGAACGAACATTATGCCTCCGTGGGCTGGAAAATAAATTATGCCTACAAGTGACATCTATCTTGGTAATCCCAATCTAAAAAAGGCAAATACCACACAAGAATTTACAGAAGAACATATTGTAGAGTTCTTGAAGTGTAAGAGTGACCCAGTATATTTTACTGAGAAACATATCAAGATTGTAAACGTGGACGAAGGATTAGTAACCTTCAACATGTACAAGTATCAGAAAAAATTACTCAAAAGATTTCATAAGAATAGATTTAATATATGCAAGATGCCTCGTCAGACTGGTAAGTCAACGACTGTGGTATCATACCTTCTACACTATGCTATTTTCAATGATAATGTCAACATCGGAATCCTTGCAAACAAGGCAGCGACTGCTAGAGATCTACTCGGACGATTACAGATGGCGTATGAGAACTTGCCGAGGTGGATGCAACAAGGAATTGTGGCATGGAATAAAGGTTCACTTGAGTTAGAGAATGGATCGAAAATAATAGCAGCATCAACATCTGCATCAGCAGTTCGAGGTATGTCATTCAATATTATCTTCCTTGATGAGTTTGCTTTCGTGCAGAATCATCTAGCTGATGATTTCTTTGCGTCTGTGTATCCTACTATATCTTCTGGTAAATCCACGAAAGTTATAATAGTATCCACACCTCATGGTATGAACCATTTTTATAGGATGTGGCATGATGCTGAACGTGGGCAGAACGAGTATGTTGCCACGGAGGTGCACTGGTCTGAAGTGCCTGGTCGTGATAAGAAATGGAAAGAACAAACAATAAGAAACACAAGTAAACAACAGTTTGCTATTGAGTTTGAATGTGAGTTTCTTGGATCTGTAGACACACTTATAGCAGCATCTAAACTCAAGGCACTTGTATATGAACAACCCGTAGAACAAAATGGTAAACTGTCTGTTTATGAGAAACCATTTAGTAAACGAGATTACATTATCACGGTTGATGTGGCAAGAGGTGTAGGAAAAGATTATAGTGCATTTATTGTAGCTGATATCACAGAGTTTCCGTATAAAATTGTTGCCACATACAGAGACAATGAAATCAAACCAATGCTTTTCCCCTCTGTAATTGAAGATGTAGCAAAGGCATATAATAATGCATATGTTCTATGTGAAGTTAATGATATTGGAGATCAGGTAGCATCTATATTATTCTATGATCTAGAGTATGAAAACTTACTCATGGTTGCCATGCGTGGTAGAGCAGGTCAGATTGTAGGTTCAGGATTCTCTGGTGTCAAAACACAATTGGGTGTCAAGATGAGTACAACCACAAAGAAGGTGGGTTGCTCCAACCTGAAGACACTGGTAGAGGAGGACAAACTTACCTTTTGTGATTATAATATTATAAGTGAACTTACCACCTTTATACAAAGAAAACAATCATTCGAGGCAGAAGAGGGATGTAATGATGACCTTGCCATGTGTCTTGTCATATTCTCTTGGTTGGTTGCACAGGATTATTTCAAGGAGATGACTGACTCTGATGTAAGAAAAAGAATATATGAGGAGCAAAAGAATGCTATTGAACAAGACATGGCACCATTCGG